CGGCTAATTCCCGCTTGGGTTCGAAGCCGAAGACCATCGAGGCCACCATCGTGTGGACATCGCCGGATTCAACGGCTTTGATGTAGGCTTCGTCTCCCGCCAGGTAGCCGACGACGCGGGCCTCCGCACCCTGCTGATCGCAGTTGAAGAAGATGTATCCGGGATCGGGGATGAAGATGCGGCGGACGTAGTCATCGATGTTTTGGAGGTTGCTGCCCCACCCGTAGGGATGACTGCTGCTACTCCACCTGCCTGTGTCGGTGCCACCTATGTTGAAGTTGGCGTGCCACCTGCCATCCGGGGACAACTGCTTCATCACGGTGTCAATGGTCTTCTCCAGATCCCGCATCTGCAGGAGGGGAGTCGTGATGGGCATGGCCCTAGTGTATTCCCTATGTAGTTTCTCCAGGGTGTCCCGATCCGTGGAGACTTTCTTCTCCCCCTTCTTCGACACGATGACTTCGGGCAGGTACAGCCGCTGGTACAGGAGTTCCTGAAGCTGCTTGTAACTGCGGGGATTGTAGGTTTTGCCGAAGACTTTCTCGCAGATGTAGTCGAAGTTATCGACCACCTTGGTAAGGCTGTTCTGCAACTCGGCTGCCATCTGGTCGCGCGTGTTGAGGTCAATGCGGATCCCCTTCTCCATCATGGCAACCACCATGGGGAGAAGCGCCCTCTCAAATTCGTAGGTGGGGCTGCTGGGTATCGCGGCTTCAATCTCCCGCGTCATCATCCCGTCGAGACCGTTGTAGATCGTCTGCTGGAGGATGGGATCCATCGGCGGCAGGTTGTCCGTTGTGATGCGCTTCATGAAGAGTCTCTTTCAATTTCTCTAGATCGTGGATGATCCGCATGGCGTATATGGAGAAGTCCTGCAACTCTTCCTGGGCGTGGGTCAGCCACTGGTGAAGGGTCAGGTCGCCTCGCTCCATTGTGGTGCCGTACTTGCGGAAGCCAGCCGCTGCTCGTTGCTGGAAGGACTCGACCACGGCCTGGGTGTACTTGTCCATTGGGCTTCAATCTCCCGGCTCAACTGCCTCAACAGCGACAAGGCGTGGGTTTCGGATATGGGGATTTTGTGGAAGACATCCCCCACCATCACGTTGAGGTAGATGGTGTCCTCCCTGGTAAAGTAGGCGAGGTCAACCGCCACCGAACAATGCGGCACGGTTGATAGCCCTGCCCTCCTTGATCATGCGGGCCACGGATTCCCGGAAATACGCATAGTCGATGTCGAGGAGACAGCAGAAGTCTTTGAGGTTGGTGGCTGACGGGTGGAAGATCACCGTGCGCGCCTGGTCCCGAATCACCGGGGTGGATTTGGGGGAGGTGGCATCCTCCACAGCCTGGACGATGACGGCCAGCATCAACTTCTCTTCCGGGGTGTACTCTTTGGGAGGAGTGGGATCCACATGGGCGTGGTAGTTGATGGAGTCCCATCCCCCCATGATCAGACTCTGGTTGGACTTGTACTCCCGGTTCTGCTTCTTCCCCTTCCTACTCATCTTTCTTGTTCCTATCTTTTACCTTGCCGATCCGCAGTAGCTTCCACGACTTCTCGTTACAGTAGATGCTGCCCAGGAAACCCAGGGATTTGGGCCACTCAATCTCATGGCTGTGGGACAGCAGCATGGTATCGTCTACGGGATACTTGATGTCGATGCCCCACCGCGTCAGATACGTGAGATCGTAGACGGCATTGTGCGCCAGCTTGTTACAGGAAGATGCCATCAATGTGTTGATTGTGTTACGGATGGGGGTGATGTCGGGCCACGTTGCGTAGGGTTCCACCAGGGGAAACACGTAGACCTGGGTGGGCGATGTGGCAAAGCAGATCATGGTGATCTGTTGCTGGTGGGTCTCGATGTCGAAGGCGAAAGATCCCGCCGCAAGGATAGCAGCTTCGGCCCGCTTCGCATCTTCCACGGTTTCCACGATGTTGATGGTGCGGCGGGGGAAAGTGCTGGTGGGTTTCTGGGATTCGGCCCACGCCTTCTTCAGATCCATAGCCAGTACGGGCAGGAGGCTGTGGTCCTTTACGAGGGCGCGGGGGTGGTGCGTCCCGATGACTCGGCAATCTGAGGAGTATACGATGGTGCCTCGATGATCCGACAGCTTCTCACCTGTGAGGGTCCAAAAGGCAAGGTCACCCATAGCGAGTACGAGGTTACCGTTTTTGAGGGTGTTTCGTACTCGATGATAATCTGGGATGTACTCGGATCGGAGGTAGCCCAGTTGTTTGTGCTTTGGGTTTCCAATGGCTTCATCGGGTGCGCCCTTCGATGGGTGGAAGAAGCTTGAGGGATTGTTGAAGCGCGGGGGATGCGGGAAGAGGGACACAAATTCGTGCTGCCCTAGGTGGGCATACCTTGCTGCTACCTTCAGCAGCTTGGCAGGGTAGCCCGACACCGGCAGATTCTCCTTCACATCCTGGATGGAAGGGTAGTCAACGACAATGATCATTTGACAATGCTTGGATCCGGATAGAGGAAGGGGCGGGCAACCCCCTTGGATCACCCGCCCCCTTAAGTCACGCGGCCATGAAGGACGCCACGTTGAGGTACTCTTTGCCGTCCCGGCCCTTCTCGGCCTTGTAGTCGAACTTGGCTTCGACCCCAACCAGAGACTCGAAAGCCTCCTTGATCGGCACCGCATCCGTGAGATCCGGATTCAGCTTCTTCATCGCAGCCTTGCTGTACTTGATCGCCGCGTCCGTGAAGTAGAGGCGGCTGGTACGGAGACTGCGGTTCAACTCGACGCCCTCCAGGTCCTGGCCCGACAGGGCTTCCCGCGCCTTGAACTCAAGGATCGCGAAGGGCTTGTTGTCCTGCGTGGTCTCCAGCTTGTAGCCAGAGACGTAGCCGAGGTAACGACCCGGCGGGATCTCGCGGATGTCTTCGACGCCTTCAAGGGTACGATTCCAGAAATCAGTCATGTCTCTTCTCTTTCTCTTCTCACTGTTCGATCTGCTTGAGGATGGCACCCAGATCGAATGGTGCCTCTGCAGTCACCCGGTGGGGTGCGCTGCATTTCAGGTAGCCCATATCACGGGTCGTCTGGGTTTGCAACATCGGCTTGCCGTCTTTGCTGCGGGTCGCCAACCAGACGTTGTTCATGTAGCGGGCCACGATGGTGGGAAGCTGCTGCCCCAGGAAACTGGGGAATGCCTTGATGATGCCGCCCGTCTTCTGGTTCTCGATGAGACGCAGGTGGGCGATCAGCACAAGATGGAAATTGTACTTGTCGGAGGTGAGGCGGGCGATCTGGTTTTCGAATCGCTTACGCATGACATCCCAGAGGCTGCGGTCGAAGCCCGACTTGTCGTCCACGATCCCGTTTTCCTTGAGGATCTGGGCCATGCAAACGTCGTTCCAGAAGGTGGCGGAATCCACCACCAGCACCGTCTTGCTGTCCCACTCCTCCAGTGGTCCGAGATCCTCATCGGGCAGGGTCCACTTGGTGGTCACCGCAATGGACTTCTTCCATGAGTCAGGATCCTTGGAGCCAATCGAGAAGTAGCTGATGTTGTCAGCCTTACCTTCCTTGAGGTAGGCTGTCAAGATCCCAAGGTTGTTGTCAAGGTCAAGGATCCTGACCTTGTAGTCCTGGTTGGCGAGGGTCGCCATCAGGCCGGTCTTGCCCGCCCCCGGATCACCGAGGAGGAGCAGCTTCATCCGCTTCTGGTTTGGGTGTTTCGAGAAAACAGGCATTCTACATTCTCCAGTTCTGATTCATCTGCCCAACTCAGGGATCCGTCAGGCAATCCAACGGTATAGATTGGGCTGGGGTCGCCCTCTACGAGGACGGTGGTACCAGGGGGGAACTTGTTGATGGTGGTCTTCGTGGTAGATCTGTGAGTCCAGCGTATCATTTAGAAGTTACACTCGATATCAACTTCGCGAAGGATCTCGCGTGACAGACTGATCTCTTCAGCCCATCGGCTAGCAAAAGAAGGATCCATAGGCGCGCAGACCACACGACGTATTCCTTTGCTGGCGATGGAGAGGGCACAGAGATTGCACGGGGGGTGGGTCGTGTAGAGGGTGGCCCCCTTGGTGGGGAAGGCCGCGTTGTCCAACACGTTCCGCTCC